GATACACGGTCAATGTCATTTTGAATAAGAGCCGACTGGTTATAAAACTCAGGCGGGTTAATAAGAGCAGGCATTGGAACACAGACATTACCAAGATTCTCAGAACCCTTAACAGGAACGATCACATTGTCATCATCTGAAGCCAGCATTTGTCTACCGAAGTCATCAAAAGCCGATTCCATAACCAGCCATTTACGGCTGTAACGCTTACGGTGATTCATCATCTGTGTACGAGTTTCATTTAATTCATACTGCAAAGGCTCAATTGCTTCTAGTTCACCCATCGGATAAAAGAAACCTGGGATGCTATAGTTACGCAATTGGAAGAAAGGATGACCAAAGACATACGGCATTTTTGTCGGCTTAATTAAGAAACCATCACCAGAATCAGCAAATACCGACATCATGCCTGATTCAATATCATAATACTCATAAATATCAACATAAGCCTCTTCGTCATTATTGGGCGTATAGCTATATGTTACATTTGATGTATTGTACTTTCTATAAGAAGTTGCTGACAGATCTTTACGAACAGTTGAGTTATAGCGTGTATCTTCACGAGCAGCCTTAAGCGGTCTGCGTGTGCGCTGAGCAATCCAACGAATCTCTGTCATATCCTGAGCATCTGGGTCAACAAACATATCAAATAGGTCAACACGCTCAAGGAACGGTCTATCTTCTCTAATAATTAAATCAGATTCAACATTGTCCGTTGTTTCTTTGCCCTCTGCTGCTTCATCAGCATCATACTCAATAGTATCTAACTTATCTTCTTCAACAAAACGATAACCTGTTTTAACCCAGCCGTGACCACATATCAGGTAGTCCTTAACAGCTCGTTGAAACTCAGGCTGGCAGTCATAGTGCTGCCACCAGTAGTTAATAATAGATTCTGTAACAATAGATTTATCCCCATCTTCTGGTTTACGAGGATTAACAAGGATCTTTGGGCGACCAATAGAAACAGACGGTAGAAGTGTATTAATTGTAGAAAATGCAATATTAACCAGCAGTCTGTCACCTGTTGCTACACCACGATAGTGTCTACCACGATATAGGTTAATAAGCCTCTGCCAGAGTTCATCGTATCCATCGTTCTTTCTCCAGAGCATTGACGATTGCAATCTCTGTCTAAAGTTTTTTAATTTATCTGCATTACTCTGTCGTGCCATTTATTTTCTATCTCCGTTAACCAAACCATTGCCAATTGCTGCCAATCTACAAAGACCTTCTGGTTCAGCTTGCTCAACAATAATATGGCAACCCATCATTTCAGGACACCAGAATGCGCAATTTGAACATTTAACACCAATACTTTTATTATCATTTTCTGAGGGAGACATATATCCAACCCAGATTCCATTATCATCATTATCAGCAAGCTTGCCATATTTTGATACAATTTCGTACATTGACTCAACATACATAGCTTCTGCAGGAGCAAGCTTTACATTGTTAGTATTATGCTCATACATCTCATCTGACTCTTCGCCTTCTTCATGCATATCTTCTTTAGAGCCTGGAAGACCTATTCTAATGGCTATTTCCATAGCCTTACCCATTGGTGTATCTTGATATTTCATTAGCAATCCCACTTCCTTAAGGCTAAAGCCTTTCTTGTTGGTCTGCCTTTAGAGTCCTTCATCGGACCCGGCATGCCACCCATTCTTGCACAGAATGACTTTCTTCGAGCAGCAGCCTTTGGCGACTTCTTTGCTTGCTTAGCAGACACTGGTGGTTTTAGTGTTCCACCCGTTTGTGCTTTATATGATGCACGACCTTTAGCATTTAAACCGCCTTTAGGGTTCTTACCTTCCTTGCGAGTCCATGCTGGTGACTTTGCCATTACTTTTTACCTTTTTTACCTTTTGGTTTAGTTTTAGCAGGTACGCAATTAGGGACCATCTTCTTACCCTTGTATTTCATACCTTGCATGACATAACCATCCCAACAGGGTCCTTGCTTTGCCATTACTTCCTCTTCTTGCCCTTGGCTTTCATGTAAGCTTTACCCATTGGGGTCTTCTTAGCATCGGCTTTCTTACCCATTCTGAGCGACTTTAAATCAGCACCGGTGATCTTGTCACGCGGCTCTGCAACAGCAGCCAGTCTCTTCTGTTTTGGTGAATACTTTGAATATGGCATTATCTATATCTCCTTGTTTTTTCCGCAACCTTTTTAGGTTGTTTAACGAACTGTTTACCAGCTCTATTACCTTTTGCTTTAGCCCTGTTAGTTGCTGCCTTCTCCGCTGGAGAAAGAGCATTCCAAGCAGCATCTGGCAAATAACGCTTTTTGCCCTTTGATGGTTTACCATCAGATGTGCGCCATTTCTGGTCGCCCCATCTTTTTAGTGACTCTTGCGACTTTGCTCGTGCCATTTAGTTTTTATAACCTCCGCCCGCCTTCTTGTATTCATTAGCAAGAAGTTGTGCTTTACGGGCTGACCATTCACCAGGATCTCCGCCTTTTGTACCGGCTTTGATTTTGTTGAATAGAGCCTTACGCATACCAGGCTTGGTGTAATTACCAGCTTGGTTTACTTTTGACTTACTTTTTTTTGGCTTTCTTGCTGCCATACTTTTTCTCCTTCTTCACAACATAGTTTTTCTTTGTTGTGCTTTTCATAGACTTATAGGCTGGATTACCGGGCATTATTTTGCCACCCTTGAAGCTCTTGCAAGAACAGTTGCTTCGCCGTCTGTGTAAGCGCTCATTCGTGCTCTAACATGTGGCAAACCTTGAGTGTTTAGCGTAAACACACCAGTTGCAGTTGTTGTTGTAACCAAAGTTGTAGCAGTCGTTTGTGACGAAGCTTTAACTGCGACCGAAGCGTAGTTAGTACCATCTACTGATGCCTCAAAAGTAATTGTGCCAGTAAATGTTCCTGTAACTTGCAATGCAACTGAATCTGCATCGTCAACAGCCAGTGTTAATGCTTCATTTAAAGCATCAAGAGTTGCGCTTTGCGTTGATGGAATTATCATTATTTGTCTCCTTTATTACGACCGAATGCCGCATCGTTTGGGTTAGCCCAACGCATAATTACTGGAAGAATTGCAGCGAGCGCAGCCTTACCAATATCTGATGGGTCTGTATTGCCTGTCATGTAAACAGCAAGACCTGCAGCAACGCAAGACCTTACATATGACATTAACATTTGTTTATTCTTTTCACTTATTAGTTCATGATATTTCATTATTTTTACCGCTCCTTGGCTAAGTGCCAATTAATATGATTATCTAACTTCCCGTCAACTTTATCGACTTTATCTGCAACAATATTTAATAAAACTCTTGCCTCTGCGTGTTGTTGTGTATTTTCTTTCCTTAACTTCTGTAAAACTACTACTAACGGACCGCCAATAATTGCGACCACTATTGGCACTGCCCATTCCATATTAAATCAACTCTGCTCTTGCTGGAATCTTTTCAACATTGGGCATGCCCTCGTAATATCTTTGAGTTTCCCTAATGGTTGAATCGTTCCAAGTCTTTTGACCGTAACCGACACTTCTGAAGCCAAACTTAATGCCTTGAACATGGTGTTTAAAGCAAATGCCTCTATTTTTGTCATTTTCTGTCACCAATTCCTTGCCACATTCAGAGCAGTTCATAGAATCTCCTAATATTAGGACATTTCGTTACATCAGTACCCATTGAATTCACCAATAAAGTAGCGATTTGATATCTTTTTGTCCTTTTGTAGCTTTTTAGCAAAGAATTGCATGGTTCAAAACGGGGCCTCCGTCTTGGGGCGGTACTCTGGGAGCCAGCAATACTTGAGCATTTGGTTAGAAATAGCCAGACTCATCACTCTGTCATCATGAGGAGAACCGTGCATTGAGCCATTATCATCTCTAACAAAGGTTTTAAGCTCTGCTTGGGTATATTCACATCTAATATCTAATACCCCGTCTCTAATGTTGGCACTTAACTCGTCTATTGCCAAAGGCTTTGTTAAAACAGTAGTCTTCCAGCCCAGCGTTTCTGTCTGTTGAGGGTTGCGTTGGTTCAGTTTGCGCTGTCGGTATAGATTGCTATATCCCGCTTTGTGAAGCGATGTGAGCGTTGTTAAACCATGATTGTTGGATTCCACACCTATGATGGCTTCATTATAAAAGTATCCAAGTGAATACAGTATTTCTTCCCCGAACTTATCTGGATCAACATGACCATGCCATACGGCTACTA